GGCGATCACGGATGTAGTCAATGCACTCCACAGTGCCGTCGTAGTGCATAGGGCGGTCTACATTGTCGTAAGCTTGCTTTGGGCTTCGGTTGTCGTAGAACCTGCTTGTCACTGCGTCGAATTCCTCTGGCTTTGCGTCAATGCTCATTCGTACCTCCTTGTTTGAATAAATCTCCACAGGTCTGCCATTGATGACAGGTGCTTAATGTTGACTGCCGGACCAGCGCCGTGACCAAGATCAACCTGCTCCAGGCTCTTCTTGTACTTGTCTTGCGAGATCCACCCGACGACAGTCATAACGTCCGGCTCGCCAGTCGCCTTTGCGAACACTGTGATGTCCCACTCGTGCTTTGCATGAGGCGTACCCAGTAACCACTGAGCCTTTGAGCTATGTGATGACTTCACCTGAACACTTAGCTGCTTGCCCTTGCCGATATCGACGAACAGGTCTATGCCGTTATCAATGCCCAGCCTGTTTGGCTCGAAGCCGGTGCCTATTAAGTTGGCTACCGCTATCTCTGCCTTCAGCCCGATAACGTCCGAGTCGATGCCTCCACGATTCTTATCGATAAGCTTGTCCTCTATCCCTGATGCTCTAGCTAACTGAAACCGCAGTGCCGCTGACTGCTGTGCGTCTGCGAGTTCGGAGTCAGATAGGCGTATGCTTATGCTGGCCATCTCAGTTGTTCAGCAGATACTTAACTGCTTCCCACTCATCCTCGCCGCCTGGTGCGTCGTACACCTCGATAGGCTCGCCGTAGAACTTGCCCTCAAGATTGAACTCAACGTCCTCCCACATCTCTGGCACTCCCCACACTTCCTCTACCTGCGTGTGCAGCTTTGCGTAAGCCTTGTCCGACCAATCAACTTGATCAGGGTCAATATCAATAATGATCCTCATCGCGTCTTCCTCTTCGCTGGCCCAAACTTCTCCATGAGGAAGCCAGTTGAAACTGGCATCTCATCGTAGGCACCGTCCTTGCATTCATTGAGAACCCATATCCCGCTCCATGTGGTTGAAGTGCCGGTTTGGTGGGTTAGGTATTCCTCTTCGTGGGTGTAGAAGATCCCTGCAAAGATTCCGGTGATGCGGGTGCCATCTGCTCTCTTGGCGTAGGCAATCTGCCTGTCCTGGACGTGGCCCATCACGGTACTCATGTGCTTCTTGTTCAGCATGTTCTGAGCGCTGCTGACCGGCCTCCCTAAAATCCCACTAGTGTGGTAGTGCGCGTAGCAAATGCCATCGATGACCAGAGGCTTCAGGAAGTCGTGGACAGTGAATCCGTTCTCCTTGAGGTTGAAGTCCTCAAACGACAGGACGCCATCCAACTCAGCGTTATCGTCACAGGCTCTGGCGATTCTGTTTTCGTGGTTACCAAGGCAGAAGTGCAGCTCTGGATTCCAAGCCTTGCGCTTACCCTTCTTGCGTCGAGCTATCTCCTTTTGAATGGGTGCCATGAGGCGATCCATTGCCTCGTTACCAGCCTCGATGTCGCTGATGTAGCGACGACCTTCAAACGACTTCTTTCCCTTGTCATAAGAAGACAGAGAGGGGAGGTCGTAGTGATCACCGATGTGAACTAAAACATCTGGGGTAATGCTCGCGATGTACTTACCTGCGGCCTCCAAGTGATCCGTGTTGACGCCAGGCTTAACCTGAGTGTCTGGGATAACAACGTGTCTTCTACCTCTGGACGTATCTGTAGAGTTCAAGATCGGCCTCCTTGCCTTCGGCGTAGTTTTTAAGTTCCTCGTCGATGCGTTTTGACTCGGCGAGGTAGTGCTTGCTGATTGCTTTGTGGTTTGCTCTGGCCCACTGGCTTCGGGTTTTGCAGGTCGATCTCGCCAGAAGCGCGTTAAGCTCCGAATCCCTTTTTTCCGTTCCATGAATACCTCCGTGTATCTCTCTCCAAAGATTTAGGTGAGCCACTGGGTGTGACTCCACAAACCCATGGCAGTTAGCGCATAGCGAAATTGCGTTCTTGGGGTCGTAGCGGATAGCCCAGTTACCGCGACCTATGAAGTGGCTGCATTGAAGACCCTGGCGATTGAGATCGGTGTAATCCTTCTCGCATCGTTGGCAGTGCCAGTCAGCCCTTGCACGGACGCAGTAGCTAAAGTGCGTGTCAGCCTGATTGCGTTTGATTGACTTACGAAACGACATTCTCGACCTCCTGTATGCGGCGACCGATCCAAGACATCACAGGCACAGCCATCGAGTTGCCCAGAGCCTTGTAGCGTGGCCCGTCTGGACATTTCTCTGCTGACTTGTTGCGGTAAGGAACCTGCGTGAAGTTGTCAGGAAATCCCTGAAGCCTCTCGCACTCGGTTGGTGTCAGGCGTCTGACGGTTACGCTATCAGTCACAAGATCAGTAGCGTCTTTGTAGTCACGAGCCTTTAAAGCAGACGCGGTGTCGTCACATTCGTAGTCACCAAACCCTCGCATACGGGCTGCAACAATCGGCACGTTACCGCCGCCGGTTCCATACTTTGCTGTGATAGTGCTACAGGTTTCTCCAAGCGCCTTTACTCTGCTGTCTTGTCCATGGCACTCGTAGACTTCAGTGCTTGAAGTAGGAGAGGGGGTATCGTCTTGTTTCTCCTCTCGGCTCGGCGCAGGATTCCCTGACAGGCTTTCGCGCTCAAATAGAACCGCTGCGGGACGCCTCCAGTCTCCAAGGTCTGCAACAACGAAGACACGACGGCGGCGCTGTGGTGTTCCGAAGTATTGAGCGTCAAGAACCCTGTAGGCGAACCCATACCCGATTTCTGCCAGCGCCCCGAGGAAGCTTCCAAAGTCCCGTCCTCCGTTAGATGACAAGACGCCGGGGACGTTTTCCCAGACCAGCCACTGTGGCAATGTTCGGTGAGCAAGCCTAATGAATTCGAGTGCCAAGTTGCCACGGTCGTCATCCATGCCGCCTCTAAGTCCTGCGATGCTGAACGACTGGCAGGGTGTCCCGCCGACGAGTAAGTCGATTGATCCATATTCATCTTCCTTGATGTCTGTGAAGTCTCCATGACACGGCACGTTTGGGTAGTGGTGTTCCAGCACCGCACGGGGGAAGGCGTCTATCTCGCTAAAGAAAGCTGGCTCCCATCCGAGTCCGTGCCACGCCACCGTCGCCGCCTCGATGCCACTGCATACGCTCCCGTACCTCATCAGTGGACCAACTTCAGGTCAGGCTTAGAAGTAGGGGTGTCTTCCATTTCTATTAAGAAGATCGGCCAGCTAACCTCTATCCGAAAGCCGCAGGTAAACTTGACCGTGGACGCCCAATCGACGGCCTCTTCCCACTCAAGGTTTTCTTGTTCGGCAGCTATACTGGCCAGCATGTTCCCGTCATAAAGCGCAACGGTGTACAGCCGGTTAGACCCTTCCTCCGCAGTCACAAACGTCGTGCCGCACAGAGCATCATCAAAGCCATCAAGGTAATCAGGCTCGTTGTCTGAAATAAAAAACTCATCCATTTGAACAAATCTCCTTGGCCCAGACGGTTCCCGCTTCGCCTTCGGCCTCCTGGTTAACGGAGTTGAGTACCTCTATCTCGCCTCCACTGTTTAAAAACTCTTCAACCGAATCAGTGATCTCTTCTCGCAGCTCCGACTTCGGTGCCTCCAAGATCCGAATGTCCGGCTCATCTAAGAACTCTTCCTCTTCTTCCTCGTCGGGGTTCGCAAACAACTGGCGCTCCGCGATCTCCACAATCCATTCGTCAGAGCAGAAGTTGGTGAGAACATCCCAGTCGTACCCGTGCTGTTTAACCAGGTAGTCAATGAGCGTTTCCCGTGGCAGTTGATTAACTTTTTCCATTTCTTCCTCTCGACGCTGTCAAGCAATGCGCCCACACGATGTCCTGTAGATGTGTCGGCACTTCCTTGAACATTTCCTTGCGCTTGTATTTGGATGGCTCAGACATAATTTCGGCTGCATATACCCGTGGCCATTTCTCTTCTGAAAACCATCCAGACATCGCTTACAACTGAATCCAGGTACGGTTTTGTTTGAACATCGACAGCATCTTTCGGAACTCTGTTCGCGAGTCTTCAGCGACCATCTCGTCCACGCCGTCAGTCTTATAGAAGTCGGCAACCTGCTTGAGGGCCAGTAGCACCGTCGCCCGCATGGAGCGATAGTCGATAGGGCCTAACGCACTCTCACGGCTA